TGTTGTTCCAGCGCAAGCCCTTGCCGCCATCGACATGCACGTTGTTGTTGATCATGTCGCGGACCTGATCGGCTACTGCCCGGCCATAAAATTCGGCCAGGGCGTCGGCCATGTCCGCCATGGCGTCGAAGGCATCCTTGTATTCGTTGGCGTCCACTTTGTGGGATTTGCCACCAAAGCCGAAGCTCACGCCCAAGCCCTTGGAGGTGGAATAGACGTTATCCTCCCAGGCGCGCATCGGGCCCACGTCCCAGGCGGCACGGGGCTTTGTTTCGGACTTTTTGAGGATGGCGGCGGCGGCGCCAATGACGGCGATGGCCGGGAGGATATAGGGCGCGGCCATGCCGATAGCGGCGGCGAACTGGCCCCCCGAAGCCATGCTGCCAGCGGCGGCGAGGTTGCCGCCCATGGCGCCAAAGTAGCCCGTGATGCCGCCCCCGGCGCCGGCCATGGCGCCGACCGCCTCGGTCCAGCCGCCCATGATGCCGGTAAAGGCCGCGCCCGAGAAGATGGACTGGATGCCCTTACCCAGGCTGCCGAGGGTCTGCATCATGCCGCCAATGCCGCCCCCGCCGCCGCCTAGCAGGCTGCCAGCGGCGCCCTGGGCGCTGGCGCCACCCGGTAGCATGGCGGTAGAGATGGCGACCGTCAGGGGGCGCGTGAGCAAGGCGTGGGCCATTTCGGCCAGCCAGTTGAGAAGCATGTCCTTCACTTTGTCGAAGGCGTTGCCGCTGCCAGTGATGAGGGACTTCCACATATCGGCGAACATGTCGTCCACCCTTTCCACGGCCCTTTCCCAGGCTTTGGCGAAAGCGCCTGCCTCCTTGGTAGCCTTCTCGCCGGTATCGACCATCTCTGCCTTCATGGCGGCAAGGATGGCGGTGGCTTTCTCCTGGCTGGTCCATCCTTTCTCGACGGCCTGGGCCAGGATAAGCTGCGCCTCGGCAAAGCGGCGGGCGGCTGCCTCGGCGGGCAGGTAGCGGTCTTCCAACTGCTGCACATCGCCGGCAAGTTGTTGCAGGGCGCGGGAGGCATCATCCTGGGATTCCTGCATGGCGCGGGCGGTGCTGGAGCCCAGATCGCCCAAAGCCTTGTTGTGCGATTCCACCATTTTCACGGCGGCCGCGGCATAATCGAGCGTCGTCTTTTTCCACTTGTCCGGGTTCATGGTCCCACTGTGGTAGTAGGCGAACTGGCCAAACAGGTCCATGCCAGCGTCTTTGGCTTGCTTGAGGTATTTTGCTGCCCCTTCAGCCTGGCCGTTAAATGTGGCCATGTTGGCGCCAAGTCGTTGCGCCGTCTCCGTCATCATTTGGAATTCGCCGCGAATTTCCACTAACGTCTCTTTCTGCTGGATATAGCCCTTTTTGATCTCGACCGAATCCACCCCCACCCTTTTGCCACGGCTGGATTCCAGAAACCACACGGCATCAAGCTGGCCGGCATAAAGGCCATAGGCGTTTTCGAGATCGCGGACCACCTTGGCCTCGCCTTCCAGGACCTCACCCAGGTCTTGCGCCGATTCCTTCAGTTTGTTGGCGGCAGGGGTGGCGGACTCGAAGACGCCGGCCAGATTGGCTTCATCCAGGGCGATAATGGCCTGTTCGACCTCATTGAGGTCACCCTTCAGGCCGGCTATTTGCATCTTGGTCTGTTCGACGCCTACGCCCGCCCATTCTAATAGGCCGTTCATGCCGGTGCGATCTACCAAGCGCTTTTCAGCGGCGGCGAGTTTTTCCATCAGCCGCAGGCGCTCGGTGACGAGAAAGTTGTAGCGCTCCGTGTCGCTCTCAAAAACCTGGAATCCCTTGCCTTCGATAACATTGGCGGCCACGGCTAATCCCCGGCCCACTTTGTCCAGAAACGTCTGCAATTTTGGCGTCAGGCCCAACAGCTTATCCAGCGCCAGATAAACCGAGTCAATGGCGTTCATCAGGCGATTCCAGGTTGCTTGCAGGCCGCCGATGCGGGTGCCATCGTCAGCCATCTTTTTCAGCTCGCGGGTCAACCCTGGCACGATGTCGGCAACCAGAATCTCGCCATCCGAAATCATCTTTTTCATGACGCCGACCGTCATGCCCATGCCATCGGCGGCCAAGCGCATGCCGCCTGGGATGCGGTCTGTGATTTGCCGGAGATCTTCCAAATTGGCCGTGGTTTGCCCAAGCAGTTGTTCCAGGCCGAACAATGCCCCTTTTGTTTCGGTGGAGGATTTGCCCAGCTTGCCCATAGTCAGCGAGATCGCCTCGAAAATATCCTTGGCGGCCTGGCCCTCCAGGGCGGTGCCCTTGGCCGCGGCGGATAAGCCGAGATAGGCACCGGCCGCATCCTTCACCCGGAGGCCCATCTTATTGGCCGTGGCGGTGATGTAGGCCATCTCGGCAGCGGCCGCCTTGCTAGAGCCGGTGATGGCGACCAGACCGCGGTTGAGCTTGTCCATCTCCACGGCGGTGGTGACGAAGCTGCGGGCGATGCTGGCCAGCCCCAGGGCGCCAGCGACTTGGGCGGCGAAGCCGGTGAAGGCCCCGCGCAAGGCAAGCATGGCCCGCTCGGTGCGGGTGGACTCCTCCCGCAACCGCCCCATGCCGGTGCCGACTTGCTGCATGGCGCGGGTGGCTTGGGCACCGTCGGCGGTGATGCGGATGCGGAGATCAGACAGTCCGGCCATGGGCGTGCTCGCTATGCGGGGGGTTTGGGCTTAGGGGTGCCGCGCTTGGCCAGGGCGCTGAGGACCGACTTCAGTTGCTGCCCGACGGCGTCACTGCGGCCGGCATTGGCTTGGGCTAGCTCCTCGTTCATCCAGAATGCCTTGCAGTCTGGCTTGCTGGCAGCGTGCCAGGCGTTGGCGTAGGTCGCGCTCAGGCGATGCACGACGGCCAGCTCCCAGGGGGTAGCCAAGGGCCGGGTACAGGCTTCCCAGGCCGCCAGCTCGGGCCAGGATAGGCCGCGGGCGCCCATGCCGTCACTGGCCAGGGGCCCCGCCTCGAACAGCCAGCCCAGGAGCCAGTCACCGCCCACCAAAGGCGGCATAGCCGCCGACGCCAGGTCGATTTCCCACTCCGTGGCGCGGCTGGTAGCAGGCGGCGCCTCGCCGCCGCCCTTGGGCGCCTGGCGCTCGCGCGGCGCCGTCAACCAGGCGTGATGCTGCGCCCATAGCATCAGCCCCTCTACGACTCCCCCAGGAAGTTGCTCTGCTCAAAGACATAGGATTCCACCTGGGACTTGATCCAGCCATGCTCGCGGTCGCCGTATAGCTCTCGCGCCTGCGGCGGCGAGAAGGGCAGCATGCCGTCGTCCCATTGCAGGTGCCAGCCCTTGGTGACGGCCACCAGCAGGTCCAGGGACCGCTCGTCAATCTGTTCGGCGCTGAGCTTGCGGCCGGGCCGGCGCAGGGTTTCATTTTGCCAGCGGCGGGTGACCGCCTTGTACTCCTCGCTGTGCTCACCCACCAGATCGATGGTCATGGGCGATTTGTCGTCGCAATAGAGCAGGGCGTCGGTGCCGGGATGGCGCAGGTGCAGGGAGGCGGTGTGGCCGAGGGTAATGTTCTTGAGGGACATGGTAGGTCTCTTTTATGGTTGCATGGAAAAAACCGGCGGGCCCGCCGGCGCGGGATGGGCCGCTAATGGTTAAGCCGCGGAGTTCGCCTTGGCGCCTTCCAGGATGTCGCCGGTGACCGGGATAGCCACGGACACTTTGACCACATCGTCGCCGGTGCCTAAGGTAATACGCGCCGAGCGCACCAGGCCATTGAAGCAGTATCGATGATGCTTCGCGGGGGTAGTATGGCCGCCCGTGGTGGTGCCTACTTCGGACAGCTCCACCTTAAAGGCGGTTTCGGCCGGGTCTCCTTGCAGGGCGATCAAGTCGTTCAGTCCTTCGTCCGTGATGGTCTTGGCGATGGACAGCGACAGCTCGCCATTGTCCGTGGTGCCGCTGAATTTACAGGCGATGCCGGTGCCGAGCGGGGTGAAGGTGCCGATGGCCTTTTCCGGGCCGAATTCGCCAATGGATTCAACCATGCCTACTTCTATCCACGTCAGCGCATCGAACAAAGCGAGATCATCGACCTCCACGCCGGTCATGGTGGGGGCTGATTCGCAAAGATAAATTTTGGTGCCTTTTGAGGCGATCAGGTCTTGGACTGTACCGAGTACGTCAGGCATTGCAGGTTCCTCAGATTAAAGATTACGGGGTTTCGGTCATGGCGCCGGTGAGGGCGATGGCGCAGTTGATTTTGACCACATCGTCGCCGGTGCCGACCGTGACTCGCACCGAACGACACAGGCCGTTGAATGTGAAAGTATCCGCGCCGGTATCCGACAACACCAGCTTATATGCCAGTGGGGTATTGGCCTTACGGGCGGCGATCAGTTCAGTCATGCCGGTATCGGTGCTGGTCTTGGCGATAGTCAGGCTCAATTCGCCATTGTCTGTCGTGCCGATGTATTTACCGGCAATGCCGGTGCCGACCGGCGTGAAAGAGCCAACCGACGCATCGGGGCCGAATTCGCCGAATGATTCGACCATGCCGACTTCGGTATAAGTTAAGGAGCCATCGCCAAGCACATGGGAGCCAATATAGAATTTTGTGCCTTTGGCGGTGATGAGATCAACGCAAGTGCCGAGTGCCATCGTCATATCCTCATGGAGTTAGGGGGGTTGGGCGCTATTCACTGGGTGGGTAGTCGCATAATTGCAGGTCAAACAGATCGCGCCATTGCAGGGCGCCGCTATTGATGGCGACCATCTCGCCACCGACCCAGCGAATGTAATTAGCCGGCTGGTTGGCGCCGAAATATTCGGCCCAGGCGTCCTCGCCAACCGTCCATGCCTCCAGCAGGCTGTGATGAATGGCAGCGCGGGCAGTGTGCAGGGAGGCATCATCGGCGGCAGTAATGCGGACTTCATAGCGGCGGCGATACTGGCGGCCCTGGCCGGAGAGGGCCAGGAAGCCGGGGGTGTCGCTGACCATGTGCACCGAAGCGCACGGCAGATCGGCACTATCGCGCTCGATGGGCTCGACGCGCGCGGTATCCTCCACCGCGGCCAGGTCGGTGCATTGGTCCGTCAGGCGGGCGATGATGTCAGCGGCGTAGATCATGTGGCGGCAGCCTGCTCCAGGTGGATGGTGACAACGCCGAAGCCATCATTGAGGGCGGATGTGACGCAGCGGTAAGCCTGGCCGGCGACGGTGATGTTGTCGCCGCGGCCCAGGCTACCGATGGCGGTGGCGAGGCCCTGGACGACATAGGCCCGCCGCTGGATGGCATGGATGCCGTCGGAATCCAATACCGGATCGGCAAAGAACTGGACATAGGCGCTGGAGCCACTGCCCCAGCTAGCTTGCACGACGCCCGGCATGGCCGGATCAAAACAGGCGGCGAAGGCATCGTAAGCGAAGGTCATGACGCCACCTCGGCGCGCAGGGCGGCGATCCTATCGCTCCAACCGTTTTTGAAAATCCACCAGTTGCTCAGGCCGCGCAGGAAATCGAGGCGGGCTTGGATCATGGCCAGGGCCAGGCGGTCCTTGTCGGTTTCGGCCTGGATAGCGGCGAGGGTGCGTGGGCCGATCACGCCATCAACTTCGGCGCCAGCAGCGGACTGCGCCCAGCGGATCGCGCGATTCGGCCCGGCATGGACAGCGGCATCGAAGACCACCAGGCGTAGGGGGTGATTTGGCCATTCTTCGCAGCGGCATTTATCCCAATAGCCTTCACGGTAGATGGCCCGGACCACTTCCATGGGGATCGTCTTCATCGGGCCGTGGTAGCCATGAGCGCGGGCAGTCTTGCGGGTGATGCCGTAATTGGTTTCGCCGCCCTTGTCGCCCGGGTGATTGACCCATCCGCCTTCGTATTTGAGGACAAAAGCGAGGGCATCGTAAAAGGTCATGGCTGCATGTCCTGCGTTGCCTTCTGGCGGGCCTGCTGGCAGCGTTGCTCGAATTCCATCGGCGAGATTTCCGCGCCATTTGCTCGCATCGCCTCTACCACGGCGGCCCC